AAGATCAATATTGATGAGCGTCAGGTTGTTGCTCAGTCTGCTGCAAATGCATTGGGTCGTAAGTCTGACGATTTGGTCATCACGCAGTTGGATACTTGTACTAATGTTATCACTGAATCTAGTACTGATGGTTTGACTCAGACAAAGATTAATACGGTCTTTGAAACCTTTGGTGCAAATGATGTTCCTGATGATGGTGAGCGTTACTTCATTATTTCTCCTGCTGGTTGGGTTGATCTTCTTTCGATCTCTGCATTCAGCGATGCAGATTTCATCGGTTATGATCAGCTGCCTTACAAGGGCGGTATGGTTGCAAAGCGTTGGCTTGGCTTTATGTGGATGACTCACTCTGGTCTTCCTGTTTCTTCGAGCATTCGTAAGTGCTTTGCGTATCATCGCACTGCAGTCGGTCTTGCTTCTGGTCAGGATGTGTCCACGGAAGTGAACTACGTTCCTGAGAAAGCGGCTCACTTGGTTACTTCGAGCATGTCACAGGGTTCTGTCCTGATTGATAATCGTGGTATCTATGAAGTTCAGATTAAGGAGTAATTGATCATGGCTTTCGCTCGTGCTGGGTTGACCAAAATTGCTGGCGGTGCTCGTCAGTTACACTATTATACTTCTACTGATGCTATTGCTACGGTTATTGCTTCTGGGTATTTTAACGATGCCACAAATGACCTAAAGCAATTTGACATTATTCTTACCACCACTTCTACTGGTGGTACTGCTGTTGTAGACATGCTTCTTGTTACCTCTGCAACTCTTGCTACTACGGTTACAACAAGCAATGGCACTTAATAGTTAGGGGCGTTTCCTCCTTTTCGCCCCATTATGGGAGGGATTACACAGTCCCTCCCATTTCTTTATGTGGAGAGAGATAGTGGCTATTACTGATATTGATATTTGTGCTCGTGCTTTGATCCTGATTGGTGCATCACCTATTACATCATTCGATGATGGCACAACTGAATCTACGGTAGCCTCTAACCTCTACGAAGATACGGTTAAAGATATTCTTTCCCGTCATCGCTGGCGGTTTTCAACTGGACAGGTTCAGATGTCTAGATTGACTACTGTGCCTGATACACGTTGGGATGCAGCCTATCAACTTCCTGCTGATCAAATCCTTGTTCATGCTGTAATGATCAAAGATAATGTGATCCCCTATGATCGTTATCAGGATATGATCTATTGCAATGCAACATCTGAAGATGAAGTCTACATTGACTATTCATTTAGATCGACTGAGGATATGTGGCCTCCATATTTTATTACGTTAGTTCAGTATCAACTGGCATCTATCTTTGCCTACTCTGTTGCAGCACAAGAAGTGCTAGCAGAAATGTGGGAGAAGAAAGCTGTTCGTCAGCTTGCTGCTGCTCGTTCCCTTGATAGTCAGAGCCAGACAACTCGTCGGCTTAATGTTCAGCGGTATCATCAACTTCGCACTACAATTCGGGGGTAAGTATGGGCGTTAAACTTGTCCAAACAAACTTCTCATCTGGCGAGGTAGATCCTCTTCTTGATATGCGCCATGATACTGGTGCGTATATGAATGGTGCTCGTAAATTACGGAATGTTGCACTACTCAATCAAGGTGGTGTTGCTCGTCGTGCTGGCACAAATCATCTTAATACATTGACTGCACGAACACGCCTTATTCCATTTGAATTTTCTGCATCTGAACGCTATCTATTTGCGTTCTCTAACACACGCCTTGATGTTTATGGGACTGATGGATCTCTTATTACATCATTGACTGGCTGTCCTTGGACAACATCAATCTTGTTTAGTATGACCTATACTCAGGCTGCTGACGTGATGATTGTATGCCACCAAACAATGGCTACACAAAAGATTACTCGTACAAGTGCTTCAACATTTACTCGTGCAGCTTTTGCATTTACAGAAGGTGTTAATGGCAATCAAATTTTTCAGCCATACTACAAGTTTGCAGATGATGCCGTAACACTTCAAGCTAGTGCTACCACTGGTTCTGGTGTGACAATTACTGCAAGTGCTGCTGGATTTACATCTTCCTATGTAGGTCTACGCCTTCGTTGGTTTGGCATAGAAATTCTTATTACTGGATATACAAGTTCTACAGTTCTTACTGGAACAATCAAAGGGACTTTAGAAGCCAACTATGACATTGATCCATTTAGATCAAAAGATACATCTACAACTGTTGAAGTAACACATGCTCAACATGGTCTTGCTACTGGCGCAACCGTTACAATTTCTGGAGCCAATGGATTTGCTGGCATTACAACTGCAAATCTAAATGGCGCAAGAGTCATTACAGTTATTGATGATAACAAATATACGTTTGTTGCTGGTGGAGCTGCAACATCAAGCGTTGATGGTGGTGGTCCAAACGTAAAGTTTAGTGGCGCAAATCTTCCAACACGAAACTGGGATGAGCCATCATTTTCTGTAGTGGCTGGCTATGCTGGTGCTTGCACATTCCATGAATCACGTCTCTGGTTTGGTGGATCTTTGTCTCAGCCAGACGCATTGTGGGCATCCAAGATTAATCAGTTCTTTAACTTTGATATTGGTGAAGGTTTGGACAACGAATCAATCCAAGTTACAATTGGATCTGATGACATCTCTAACGTAAAGCATCTTGTGTCTAACCGACACTTGCAGATTTTTACATCGACATCTGAGTTCTATGTTCTTCGTAACATAAATAAAACTGTTACGCCTAGCAACATCATAATCAATAGGCAGACTCCATATGGTTGTGCTGATATTCCTCCACATCCTTTCGATGGTGCAACGGTTTATGTGCAGGCTACGCTAAAGGCTGTTCGTGAGTATATCTATACAGATAGCGAACAAGCCTATAATTCTGCTGCCCTAACTATTATATCAGATCATTTGATTATATCTCCTTTTGATATGGCTGTTAGCTATGGTACTTCAAAGAGATCAGAACAGTATCTTCTTTTAGTCAATAGTGATGGCACAATGGCTATCTTCCATTCTGCTCGGTCTGAAAAATTGGCAGGATGGACGTTGTGGAGTACAAAACATCCATCTGGTACTGCAAAGTTTGATAGCGTTGCAACAATTGGAGATAAGATCTATGTATCAGTTCTCCGTGGTTCATCATATTATCTTGAGCAATTTGCAGCAGATCATCTTGATTTGTCTCTTGATTGTGCAAAATCATATACAAGTGGGTCAGCTCAAACTGTATGGACTGTTAACGCAATTTATCAAAACAGAGTTGTATCGGTTGTATCAGGTGGCTATTACCTTGGAGATTACACGGTAGATAGTTCTAACCAAATTACACTGAATGATGCAGTCACAGATATTGTTGTTGGGTTTAACTATGATGTACAAATAGAAACACTTCCAATTCATATTACACTTCCACAAGGTGTGTATACGGGTAGACCAAAACGAATTGCTCGTGTTATTCTTGGCCTTAATAGTACTCTTGCTGTTAGTGTAAGTGGTAATAGACTTATTATACGTCAGGTTACGGATGATTTTTCTTTAACTCCAACTGCTGTAACTGGAAAGAGAGAGTTCTTTTTGCTTGGTTTTAACAGGGACGCAACAGTGCTTATAACTCAATCTGAACCATTGCCTATGCGGCTGCTTGGTCTAGCAATGGAGGTATCTGTATAATGTGTACTGGTTTGGAATTACTGCTTGTATCTACAGCCGTGTCTGCTGCTGGTGGTATAGCACAAGCAGGGATGGCTTCTGCTGCGGCTGAGTCTGAGGCTGCGTTCCGTAACTATCAGATTGAGATTCAAAACCGTCAACTTGCAGAAGATAAGAAACAAGCTGAGATCCAAGCACTTCAGCAAGAAAATGCTCGACAAGATGCTTCTCGTCGTGCTCGTGCAACCAATGAGGCTTTCATTGCGTCATCTGGTGTAGGAGAAAATATTTCTTTCTTGCAGGGTGCTGATGTTGTGGCAGAAAAAAATCTTCGTACTGATATTGCAAGTATGCGGCTGAACGCTGCCATTGGTCAGAATCGTATTGCTGATCAAATTATGGTAAACACAGCAGAAGGACAATTCGCAAATGCTAGAGCTGGTATGACATCACAGGGTGCATATATTGGTGCTATTACAAACACAGCTTCAAGTGCTTTAAGCAATGCGTATCGTTATAAGATGGGTCGCTAGTAAGGATTAACAAATGCCTATTGAAATTGATCCACAACAAATCTCAGTTGCACCAAGCGGTCGTTATATCCGTGAGTTTAAAACGGATCTTCCTCGTCCTACTCTAAATCTTAATCCTCTTGCAGAAGGCATTGGGCAAGTCGGTGGAGAGATGTTGACCACTCAAGCCAAGATTACTGGTCGTGAGGCTGGTCTAAATGCTGTTGTTGAGAAAGATCAGAATGGAAATTATAATCCTCCGCCTCCACCAGAAACATTTGGTGAGACAGCGCGTCTTGCTTATAACCATGCAATTGAGCAGACTTACACAAACTCTGTATATCGTGATACGGAACGTGTTCTTAATGAGATTGCTAATAAACCTAACACGCCTCCAGAACAACGCATACAATTAATGCAGTCTCATATTGATGCAACTCTTAATAGTGTTGATCCTAAATATAAGGGTCAGCTTAATATTATTTTTGGTCGTGAGTTTAACCAACGTCAGGCTTCTATTCTTAATCAGGCTCGTAGTGAGGATACTGCATATCGTACACATGCTCTTGCTGGTGATGCAAAAAATTCTGTAAATAGTGCAGTTGATGCATGGTCTGCTGGTGACTTTGAGGCTGGTAATGCTCATATTGCTGAAGCGCGTAAATCATATGAAATAGGGGCTAAGTTAAAAACAACGGATGAAAATCTTATTGCTGATCAAATGCGAAAATTTGATGAGCAAACAAATGGATTTCGTTGGTTTAATGAAACATATCAAAAGGTACGCGCTGCTGTTGCAAACAAGACAGCTGATCCAGAAGAAATTAATCGCCTAGTTAGTATGCTTCAAGAAGGAGCAACAGGTAAAGGCGCAACTGCATTTGGTATGACTGATACTGATATTGTTAAAAACATGTCTCGTGAATCTCGTATTCATATGAGGCAGATTGTTAACACTCTTGGTACAAATTATTCTGCTGAGTTTGCCCAGAGTAATGAAGAACGCAAAGCTCAAGAACTTCATGACTATTTGACTAATGGTGGTAAATCCAAACCTGATATGTATTCAGATAAAGATCTTGCTAATGCTGCTCGTAAAGCAGCAGATGCTGGAGGATTTAATCTGTTTTCTAAAGATGGGGTAGAAAGAATTGCAAGCCAATTTAATAACGTATTGCCACATGAAATGTATAAATCATATTTTGCTGGTATCCATGAAAATGATGCAGGAACACCAGAAGGTGCAAAACGTGTTCAAGAAAAACTTGCGCTCTATAATGCATTAAGGAATCTTCATACTAATACTGGAGTAGAAGATCGCACAGAAGTTATTGGTACAACAGAGCGTAATTATCTTCATGCTATGGAAGATAGATTACAAGCTAGATATGGATTGCAAGAAGCAGATCGTGCTGTAAAGGCAGCATTTAAGTATGCTGGAGGGTTAGATCAAAAATCTTTGACAGAAGTCAGTCACAAGGCTTTTAGAGAAGATAGTGGTACACAAGGTCCAATTGATCCAAAAGATGTAGTTATGGGTGCTATTAAAACTATAACAAGTTTTAGATTTTTTGAATCACCAAGCTATGGAGAACTGCCAAAGACTGCTCGTGATCAAATTGAGCAATCTATTGCAATGAGTGTTGCACAAGGTGTTAATTATAAACAGGCGGCTAAAGATGCTGGTCGTGACTTTATAAACAATTGGACAAAAAGCAGTGAAGTTATTGCTGGTCTTACTGGTGGTACAACATGGATTCAGAAAAAAGATGATCTTCCTACTGCCTATGATGCTTTAACTGGCAAAGGCACAAGAGATTATCTTATACCGTATGTTAATAAAATTCTTGCTGAACGTCTTAATGATGGTCAGAAAGCAATGCTTGGTGAATTAAAATATGGAGATAACATAAAATTAGAACCAACATCAAATAGCGGAACTAACCGTAGCTATTATGTTACCTATTATAAAACAGGTGGTGAAGGACTTGGGTTTAGCCGTCTTATGGATAAAGATGGTCAGCCATTGTTAATCTATCCTCAAGGTGCAAAAGATCGTTTTGAGAAATATACGGCTGCAGAAAACGAATATCGTACTGTTACTGATAGATCTCCAAATGGTAGCAATGTTCCAGATATAACTTTTGCTAGTACACCTAAGCCAAAAGATACTAATCAAAAAGTTGCACTTATTGCTGCTGGTACAAATGATTATGGTCTTCCTGTTGGCACTAAGATGGATACTGCTGTTGGGAACAACATAAAAGAAATGATTGACCTTGCTCGTTCGCGTGGTCAGCAGCCTGTTATTGTTATGCCAAATGGTGAAGATCCTAAATTTGCTAATGTGCGTGATTCTATTCAACGCGCAGTCAATGATATTGGTGCTGATAAAGTTACAGTCATTGAAGGCAAATATGATAAAAATGATCCTGCACATTTGAGTAATGCATCTATGATTGAGATCAGTAGCAAATATAGAGGTGCTGTTGTTTATGGCGATAGCAATGCAGTACGTCTTGGAAATAGATTTGGTTATAAATCTGAAACAGTGAATGGTCTGCAAACTATTGTAGATGCTACTGGCAAACCAACCGCTCAAGTCTCTGCTGGAACAGCTGCTATTTTTCAGATAATGAAGAATCATCCTGTTCCTGTTGGAAGCCTTGTTAATCCTGATCCAATTAACAAACCAGAATTAAAAATTGATCTAAGAGATGTTGATCCATTACCGTCAACAAAAGAACTATTAGGTCGTATAAAAGCTCAACCGTTAGTTACGGAAGACAAAAAAAAATTGCTTGATGCAATCGGCTTCAAAATTGATGAGTATAATCTTGGTAATCATACTCCTTATATTTTGAAGACAATTGGCATTGAATCTCAAATGAATCCAAAAGCCAAGAACCCTGAGAGTAGTGCTTATGGTCTTGGACAATTTACAGATGAAGGTTGGGCAACATATGGTCGTGGTGATCGTAAAGATCCCATTGCTCAAATTGATGCATTTATGCGGTTTACTCAAAATAACATTAAAGCTTTTGAACGTAAATTTGATCGCAAAGCAACTAATGGTGAACTATATATTATGCACCAACAAGGAACAAAAGGAGGAATAGAACTTTTAAGTCGTCCAGATGAAAATGCTATGAGCGTTCTTCAGCGCATAGGTGTTGGTAGAGAAAAAGCTGTTAACTCAATTTATCTTAATGTGCCAACTGAAGCTCGTGCGTATGCTGGTAGCATGACTGCAAGACAATTTACCTCTATGTGGATGAATAGGTTTAACTAATGGAAATCACACCAACTCTTGCTGAAGAATTTCAAAAGCCAGCCAATGAACAATTTGGTGGGCAATTAGATACATCTATGCCAGCACCATTGCCTTATCTTCCTCCCGAAAAACAAGGAATTGGTGGCAACTTTGTAGATATTTTTACTCGCAGTTCAACTGCTAGTTTTCTACAATGGCAGCATGATAGTATCTACAATCAGACAGATGGTAATTTTAATCTTAGTCAGTATCTTAATGAAAATCCTGATCGTAAACCATACGCTCATATTTTTGCTGATGCTGAAAATGCTCACTATGCTGATAGGCGTTGGAAAAGATTTCAAGACAATGAAGCTGCAGATAAACGGGTAGCTGATAGTGAATCTTTTTGGTCCAATATGGCAATCGGAGCATTAACAGATCCAATTAACCTTGTTCCGGGAATGTCACTGCGTCGAGGCGTTGGTATTATTGAAGGAGTTATTCGTGGTGCTGGGTCTGCATTGCCTTCTATTGCTGTAGACCAGCTTGTTAAATCTAAATTTGATCCTAATTTTACAATGGATGATGC